GGCGGCATCCACAAAAGCATCAAAGCCAATGGCCGTGGTTACGATGGTCAGGGTGGCTTCATTGAAGGCGGCGTAAATATCGCCGTTCACGGTGTTGAACAGGTCAACACCAGCATGACGGGTGCCAGTGGTCACAACCATGGGATCGGTCATTTCTTCTTCATCGTAATACTGGAAGCGGTTCTGGGCCAGAAGAATCCGGTATTCCTTTTCGGTGTAACCAGCGGTGATGGTCTTGGTGTTGCCGTTGCCCATCGTCAGCTTTTCGGTGCCGTCAGTGGCCTTGTAGACATGAATCTTGCGAACCATGCCAGCGGTGCCGGTCAGGTTGTTGTCCACGGTGCAAAACTGCTGAAGATCAAGATGGGAATTGTACTGATCTTCAATTTCGTTGGACAAGAAAAAATTGTCGTAAACGGTGTTAGCCATAGTTATTCTCCTCCATACATAGCTTTGTATTCATCAGGGTGTTCTACTGCGTAGGTGTGCCGCTCCACAGGGTTCAACTTTCTGAATTTTTCAAGGGTCATTTCCCCCTGTCCAGCGGGATCACCCTTTTCAGCGGCCTTGGCTCCCTTAAACTTGGTGCCGGTGGCCGTGTCGAAAAGAAAAGCCGTGTCAGAACCCTTAACCAGCTTCCCAATTTCATCATCCAGCCCTTTCACCGTACCATCATCGGCCAGTTCCGCTTTCTCCAAGAAACCGGCCAACAGCGCCTTTACAGCGGTGTTATTCTTGGCCTTGGCGCTGGTAAGGGCCATTTCAACGGCATTGGAAATCTTCAGGGCCTTGATCTCGTTGGCATGATCCTTGTCCTTCTGCTTATTCGCTTCCTGAAGGGCGGTGATCTGCTTCTGAAGTTCCGTGTTGTCACCAGCGGATTTCTTCAGGCTGTCAATCTGCCCATCCCGTTCAGAAACTTGGGCTTTCAGGGTCTTGTTTTCCTCGTTCACTTCATTGAAGCGGGCCTTGGTCACAAAGGAACCGTTCAGCCCCTCCATAACCTTGTTGGCCTGTTCCTCGGTCAAGCCCCATTCCATCAGCTTTTCTTTCGTCATAGTGTGATACCTCCATAAAATCCTTTTTTACCGTGGGTCAGGAACCACGATTTCCCCCGGTTCTGTTTACCGCCCACCACCGGGGAAACGGCGAAAGGGTATGAAAAAACCACCCACCGGCCAAAGCCGGGGGTGGCTCATTCATCAATATAAACTTTTTTCGTCCAAATCGGGCGGGTGATAAGGGGTTCCCTTATCCAAGCATTCCTGAAGAATGGTTTTGATTTCCGCTTCCTCCATACCCATCAAAGCAAACAGGGGGAAGTTTTCATGGAAGCGTTCAACATATTGTTCAATCAGATCAAACATTCATATACCCCCTTAAAGTTGATTTGCAATGAATTCAATCATTTCTTGATACAAGGCATAGGATTTGGGAAGATATTTCTTGATGGTTGCAAGGCTTTCCGGGTTGGTCATGGTTGCAGAAGTCATTTCTGCAAATGCTTCTGTTCCAAGGCCATAGTCAATCCCTTTCCAAGTTCGTGTTGTCCAGTAAGAACCAGCACCGTGACCAATGCCACACACGATTTTTCCACGGGTTGCCCCTTCCAATATATCAGAAATATCACCGTACTGTAAAGGTGAAAGGGCGGTGATTTCTCTTTTTATGGCATTGAAAGCCAAGGATTTCAAGATTTTAGGCGGATTTTCGGTGTAATAGTCCGCCCAATTCTGATCAATCCAACCTTTATCAACCCAATATTGGAAATCTGTTTTATGGGCTTTCATATCAGACAAAATGGATTTTGCCCAATCGTCAACTTCTTCTTTAATGGTCTTGGGGAACAATCCATCTTTATAAGTGGAAGAAAGGTGCCATTGCCCGTTTGCACTTCCAAAGTGGGCCGTAAGGCCATCAATGGCATGGCCGCTTTCATGGAATGTAGTAGAATAAGGGGCGCTCCAAGATCGGCCTTTTGCGTCAATATCAATGTTCAGGTGAATGCTGTCCCCTTGGCAATATGCCCCGCCCCCATGCTTTGCATTCGCAACTTTGATCTTGCCTTCATACTTATCCCAAACGGTCTGAAGGTTGGGGTCTGGGCAATCATCAACCCGATCACGGATTTCATCATAGTGTTCTTTACCAAATTTTTTGCCAAACTCACTATCATAATCCCGAACCTGTGTCATAGCGCCCACGGTGGCAACCGTCAAACCGTCTTTCACGCCATCCACAAAAGCCTTCTTCCATTGGGTAAAGTTCATGTTGGCCGGGACATAGTACACTTCCCCATCAGCGGTGCGGGCGGCTCTTTCACCGTCCATATCGTTATAATGGGGGCAAGTGGTTCCCCGACAATTCGGGTGGAAGGGCGGAACCGTCACACCCGGTTCATATTGGGCCAGTGGAACAACCGTCCCATCAAGGGGTTGGCACACGGAACAGGTGCGGGAATCCAGCGTTTCCACAATTTCAATCTGATCCACTCCCAAATCCCTATACATTTGAACTTTGGAAACGGCGTTGAAATAGCTGGTTTCCGTATGTACCAGCCGCCTTGCCTTATAACGGGAAGTGCCAAACCGCTTTTGAATGGCCGTGATGATCTTGGCCGGTGGATCACCCCGCAACATTCCCTGAATCAGTTCCTTGTTTACGGTGTCCACCAAATCATCCTTGTTCACCCAACAGCGATCCCGGAAAGTGCGCCCGTCAGTTGTCCAAGGCTTTGAAAGTAAGGTTTCAAGTTTCTTTTGGTTCAGGGCGGTGAAATCCCATCCAAGGCCAATGCCTTTCTGAATTTCAAAAGCCCCACGGGTGTACCCATTGGAAACCACATCTTTCAGAAGATCGTCAATCCCATCCACCTGATTTCCATACAGAAGTTCAATCTGTTGCTGAATTTGCAGTTGAATGGTTTCAAGGCGGCTGATATGAAAACGGGTTGAAGCGTTTTCCAGCTTCTTGATCCAATCTTCAGAAAGGTTGGCCCTTTGTGCGGCCTTCACATACTGTTCAGCCGTCCACTTGAATTCTTCAAGCTGTCCAGTGGTCAGCATCTTCCGGGCTTCCGCCAAAGTCACCTTGTTATTGGTGGCAAACCGCTGATACCAGCTTTCAATATCCTTCTGAACAGACTGTTCAGCGCCCCGGTAAATATCTTCAAGGGTTTGAAGGTATTCATCCGCTTGTTTGTGGGCCGAATCTTCAAGAATGGCAAACCGGCCCCGCCAGTAATCAGCATTCTTCACGGGGTCACGCTCCCTTCTTGATATGGCTGGGGTAGTTGGGATCGAACCAACGCATCAGGGGGTCAAAGCCCCTTGCCTTACCGCTTGGCTATACCCCAATATGGCAAGAACAGAAGGAATCGAACCTTCATCTTCAGTTTTGGAGACTGCCGTTCTACCGTTGAACTATGTCCTTATATGGTGCCGGGTATGGGATTTGAACCCATACGCCAAAGGCGGCGGATTTTGAATCCGTTGTGTCTGCCAATTCCACCAACCCGGCATTTGTGCGCTTGCCGCTTAAATTGTCACATACTCCCACCGGCCGGGAAGTATTTCACTTCACTATGGGAATACAGTTTTCAGCGGCCATTGTCATTCTTTATGGGGAATTGCGCTACTCCCATATCAGCCGGTGGCGAACCGGCAACTGGTAGCGTGTACGGGGGTCGAACCCGTGTTCCCGGCTTGAAGGGCCGGTGTCTTAACCGCTTGACTAACACGCCATAAAAAGTGCCGGGGAAGGGAATTGCACCCTTGACCGGGTAAGGAGGTGAACCCCGGCCCCGCCCCATTATTGCCCCGGCATAGGTAAGGCGGGGATCATTCGTCCCCGCCTTCATCACCTTCAGGATCGTTCTGTTGCACATTGCCAAAAGCCCCGGCGTATTCCTGCGCTTGGGCCATTGCTTCTTCCTTCTCTTTCTGAAGCCGTTCCAACTCCAAATCCACATCAGTTGTCCAAGGGTGCTGGGCCACAATGGTTTCATTGGACAGAATACCAACAGACTTGGAACAGTTGTCAATAGCTTCACTTTCATTGATCAGCATATCCCGGTTGAAAACAATGGTGACTTCCTCACCGTCATAATCCCCCCGGCCAGTGTTGGCAAAGTCCTGATTGATGAACCAGATCAGATCATCAAAGGCCGCTTGGAACTCTGTTTCCATTCCGTTTGCGTCAAGGTCAATATCCGAATACATAGATTGGATATTCATTTGGTTGGGGTTGTTGCCCATCCGATCATCCTTGGCGTTGTACCCACGGGCATTTTCAATTAGC